CGCATATTTTCCTACTCCTTAAACGAAGATTACATCAGCAGTAGTACCGTTAACGGCAACTACTAACGAACGTGGATTGGTACCTGCTTTAACAGAACCTGCAGTAGCAGAACCAACAACTTGGTCGCCAACAACAACAGTACCAGTGAAGTTCCAAGTGAAACCACCTTTGAACTCAACAGTACCAACACGAGTACCTTCAGTAGTACCAATGGAGGTTGTCTTTAGGTTACCAATGATTACATCACCAGCACCTGCTAATTTAACAGTGTTGTTGGCCGAAGTATCTAAGGCAACAGGTTTGCCTACATCAGCAGCTACAATACCAGCAGCCAAGTAGCAAGTTAAACGGAAGTTATTTTGTGGAATGCCCACTAAGGACACGCCACCTGAGGCGATTGCAGTCATCGCGTTTTCTCCTAGTGGGGGTTAGCGTTTTGGAGACTTGAAAGCATTGGAATGCGACAAGTCTACAGAATTAGGGTTAGTTACATCAGTCTTCGCTGCAGTTAAGTTAGGAATCCCACCTAAAGGAATCTTAAATGGGCGAACACTTAACTGAGCTTCTTGAGCCGCTTCTAAAGCAACTTTTTCAGCTTCTAAAGCAGCTAACTTAGCTTCAGCTTCAGTTTTAGCTGTTTCAGCAGCAGCTTCTAAGGCAACTTTTTCAGCTTCTAAAGCAGCTAACTTAGCTTCAGCTTCAGTTTTAGCTGTTTCAGCAGCAGCTTCTAAAGCAACTTTTTCAGCTTCTAAAGCAGCTAACTTAGCTTCAGCTTCAGTTTTAGCTGTTTCAGCAGCAGCTTCTAAAGCAACTTTATCGGCTTTCAAAGCCTCAAGCTCGGCAACAGAAGCTTTTAAGGTTTCCACTTCGGCAGTGGCAGCACCTAATTTTGCTTGGAGTTCAGCGACTAACATAGGGTCTTCCTCAGTAGGCTTAGTGGGTGACCCAAAAAGCACAAATTCAGGGTCTTTCAAAGAGGCTGCTAATTGCGACCCTTCTTTATAGTAAGCAGAAGCGAGCAAACGCTTCTGTGCACCTAGTACCTTAGCACCATTACTAGCACCTTTAGATACGAGGCTTAATTCACGGAAATTCGCAACACCGTCAGGCTTAATGTGGTTAGTACCCATAGCCATGACATGACCATTTTTACAGGTTTGTGACCACATGGATTCAGGGTCTTCCATCAAGTCAACATTGCAGGTGGAGCAAAGCAAACGCTTAAACTGCATACCAACGCTGACTTCCTCAATAGTGCCATTATCAAGGCGACTGATTAACTGAGGACTGGTGCCATCGACAAAGAAAAGCACACGTAGTTCGTCAAAACCTTGAGGAGTTTTTAGAGCTTCACCGTGGAACACGCGACCTACGGGAATCTCGTAACCTTGCTCGTGTAACGTATGTAACGGAACAAAGCTACCTGTATTTAGCATGGTAGCTGCTTCTTGAAAAGTCTCAGCAGTAATCTGACCCTTATCAAAAATAGTGCCGCGCTTATTAAGAGGTAATGAAGTAACCGCTGTGGCTTCAAAGACAGCAACAGAGTCATAGTTAATCTCATCACCGACAGAAGCCTTGATGAGAGCTTTCACTTTTTCATTAAGTTCAATACGTTTCATGGCGTACGTTTGTTAAGTTTGTGTAGATACTGTAAAGATTACTATAAAGAGACTTGGTTTGCAATCACATTATAGAATAGGTATAGACAGAGGCGGGGTGGGGAGCTACCCTAAGGTAATAGTCGTCATGTAGCTCAACAACGAGAGAACAATCGTTCACGAATAAGGTTGCGTGTGCAAACCTCGCCATGATAACAACAAAAGCTTGTGGAGTTTAAAACCCGTTTTAGACTCCACAAAGTTTAAGGTTTGGGGGGTTCCTGACCGATAAAAAGCCTCCAAACGGAGGCTTTTTATTTTAGTGTAGCTAGTTATTTTTTAACCGCATTACTTTTCGCACTCTTATCCGCTGCCGAACTCACAGACCTACCTGTGGGGTCGGTGTTCGCACTAACTGTTCCTGCATCCACAACCGATTTGTCCGCAAACCCTGTACCACTTAGTATTGGGGAAGAATCTGGCCTGATTCGACCAAACATTTCTAAATGATAATGGTCATCATCAATGGTACCTAAGCTTAACTCCTTCAGTAGTCGAGACTGCCTTAGAACCAATTGTGCTTCAAGCTCGGTAGCGGGGCGAAGTTCCACAGGGCGAAATTTAACAACAACACGCGAAGTCGAACCAGTCAGTCTTAAAATAAAGGTGAAAATCTGCTCCCATAATTCTGCGATGGGGGTATTTAAGGCTTCTGCGTTCTTGGCAAACAAAGCGGCTTCGATACTTGCTGTGTTTACACCACTCTCGCCCCTACCTAATGTTGTAGCCATCACACGCAAGGCCGCTTGGTTTTGTGCGTTGAGGGTTTTGATTATTGGTTCAATGTTCAAAGTCATACCTGAGGCTTTTGAATTAACCACATCCGCTTTGATACTATCCGTGTGAACAAACGCTTGGTCAACACGCAACCCACTTACCGTATTGGTAATTGAGGTAATGGTGTTACTAACATACTGGGTAAATTTGGCAGGGTCTGCTTTAACATCCAAAGGAGCGTTTTTGGCAATAACATCTTCAAGTACCATAATGTCGAGTCGAGGGTATCCTGTAATTACCATAATGCGATACAGGTCGTTAATAATCCGTTGCCGAGCGGCGACTGTGTTGATACATGACACAAAAGGTGAGTTAGAGTAAGCCTTTGTCGGGTCTTGTCTATAGTAGGAAACGAACACGGAGGCCACATCTAGGGAGACATTCGTTCCACCCCCTGCTGGGACCTGCTCAGGGGTTAGGCGACCATTTGTTTTCTCAAACCATTCTAAAGTTACAGGGTCAATCAAGCGGATAGCTTCAAATATGCCTTCTTTACTAACAATAGCCTCGCCAACCAACATACCTCGCAGTAGCAACATATACCGTAACTCCTCCGACATCGCTCTTAGGGTTGGTTTATATTGAAAGCCGACTGCGGCATAGTCATAACGAGTTGTTAGTGTATCAAGAATCGCATTCAAAACCTTCTGACCGTTTCGGTCAATTTTGTCGTTTATATCCTTGACATACATTACAGGTTCGGTATCCGCCGTAGTGAGATAAGCATTAACGGCTGCCGAGGCATCGGGGTCCTGAACAAGCAAGTTTTGTAACAACGTGTTGGCGTTGTCAGCAGCACGACTGGCGAAAATATCTGTACGGTGGTCAGTATATGTGGGGACAGTTAACACATTCTGAGGATTGTTACTTTGGTAAGTGGGACTGTCAGCCACACCCTGAGGATTGGCTACCTTTTTAGGCAACACAATTTGAGCTAGTTTGGAGGTTAAGCTAGTAGCAGCCATGAGGTGTCGCCTCTTGTACAAAATTTATTGAGTTAAGGGATTGTAACATAATCACCGATAACCCCAAAGATTACCTGTTGACTGATTCCCCATGTTGACCCCTGCAAAATGAAGCACTGTATTAGGGGTGGTTTCCTGATGATACCCTGTGAACTCACCTGTGTAATACTTAATTGCTGTACTGGTGTAAGCCATACTGTGAAAATAATGGTCTTTTCCTGTAAGTTTACGCCAAGTAGGGTTCTTTTCACCGTTCTTTTCCCGCACCATGTCGCGTAAGTGAGCTTTAATGGTCTCACGTTGTTGCCCATAGTTATAAAATTGAACTAAGGATTTACGGATAAGGTTAGCTAAGGTATCAAGATGCTCAGTACGGTCAACTTGAAGCGTCTTGGTTGTTTCAACTTTATCGTTAATTTCTAAGGTACCTGAGTATTGGACAGGGATAATTCGCCCATTACTCCAGTCAAAAATACTTTTGGCCAGTGTTTGTTCAGGGTATTTGTCTATACAGCCTTGGGCAAAGTTATACTTTAAGTCGAGAGCTTTTAACTGGTCAAGTAATTCATCATCTTTACAAGTGATAAACTCAAGGTAATCTACACCCGACTTTAAACCCTGCGAACAACTAGCCACGGTGATATGACAAATACTACCCACGTCAATACCAACAAAGTTCTTTCGATAAAGTACCTCAGGTGCAGCCCCTAGTTGGAAGCAAGGCTTTAATTCACTATCCGTTAAACGACTAGAGCTTTCCTCAAAAGTCTCACCCAGTACCGTGTTATACCACCCGCGTAAGAAGTCACGGTCACGGTATTTAATAAGCTCACTGATAATGTAAGCAGGAGACAAGGTGGAAACTGTAAATGGCCGAACACGATACCCGCGAGCGAGGTCACGGTGAGGGAACTCAGCTACCCAGTCGCGTTTACCCCCCTGCAGGTCGAGTTCACTACCACACTTTTCACAGCTAACAAACACGTTGTTTAGTTTGAGGCCATAAGTGTCGATAACATTATTATCAATATCCACTAAGTTAATTTCATCAGGTAGGTTGTCAATGTGGATAAAGTCTTTTGTAAACTTAGGTAACTGCCAGTGGTTACAACAATCACACTTTAAAAAATACTCACGCTGGTCGGTTGTCGAGTACCCTTGATGAACACCGTAGTTTTCAAACGTAGGTGTGCTGAATTGTTGCATGATTCGGTAACTGGATGCCTGTAAACGAGACCCCAATAGGCCGACCATTTGTTGATTGGAGAGGTCAATCTCATCCACCATGATAAAGTCAGCAGGGGTTGAGGTAGCACTGCCCTCAGTGGCAGGTACAACCATCAGGTAAGAGTCGCCGATTTGCTGAATATCCAT